CTGTAGGGTCCACCATTAGCCAAGGTTTGTTTGATATATATGGGATAACAAACTCACCAGCTTGTTGCTCTTGAGAACTGATGTCGATAACTTTCTGTATGATGTTAGACTCCATAAAATTGAGATCCATCCCAGGAACATTGTAAGTATTATTCCAATTGAATGGGTCAGAAGTATTGACATAGTTACCAGGCATCCATGAAAGACGAAGGTATCCAGCATGGAAGGCTGAAGCTATGATCTTATATTTTATAACAATACCCCCTCTCCAATATGATGCACAAGAGGCAACATGGGACAAATAATTCTCAGCAGTTATCATATCTGTTATTCCAACATCTTGGATGATATCCCCTCCATCGAAAACTCCAACATTGATTGGGTTAACATCCCATGCAAATATTCTGGTGTTTGGCTCATCTGACTCAAAATAAGACAATGAGGTGAGGAACATTTGCTTGGATGCTATTTTTGCAACACTATACTGGTCCAATGAAGAAATCATGTGTTTCATAAGTGGATAAACATTATTATCAGGGTTGAAACCAATAGCTCTAGCTGTATTTTCCCCTTCTGAGTAAACAAGTTCTGGATACTTCAACTGCACCAACTGATTATTCTGTACAGATAGGGGTTTTGCAAAGCCAAAGAAGCGGGCAATATTTGATATTGTTGTTGCACCTTGTACCACACCGGCTATGATTGGACCAGCAAATGGGATTCTCCTCAATGTAGATGTTACATCAGATACTGTTACTTCTTTATCGATGTATGAATGACGAGCATTTTTCCTAACTGCTTCTTCAACCTGTCCATTTTCCTTTTTCTCAATTTCACCAGCATGATTTTCCAAGCCACCAGTAAAAGCAACATTTAATGTTGGAATGAGGGGTAGAGTTGCATTACTGACGAATGATCTTTCATAATTTCTCTGCATAAGATTGTTCAATGATTCCGGGGACCATCCATAAAGCTCCACATCTTCCAAGGAGACCCACCATTGGGCAGTTACTGGGGGTACCACATCACCGTTTCCTCGTAATGGAGTTAACAAAGTGAAGAAAGCAAGGCCAAGAGCTGTTGGATTAGCTGGCATCAAAGTTCGGGATGTTCCTTGTGAAGCAGACCAACCTGTAAGATCAATTACCTCATTGGGGTAGTGCCAAGGAATCTCAAGGTCAACCTCATTGTTTCCTGTGATGTTCACTATTCTGCCTGGATACCCAGTCAAATGATGCATGGTTTCTGTAACATGGTCCGGTTCTGTTATAATTGATGTTCTACCTCTTGGAATCCAGCCAACATACAGAGCTCCATAGTGAAATTTAGAAGCATTGATCCTCAGTTTAATTACTGGGCGACATTTCATGTACCTATAGCCAAGTGTCTTAGTTCTAGCAACTGGATTGTTAAGAAGGTAAATGCCAACAGGCTCGATAGCATAAACAAATCCCAATGGTAATGCTGTGGATATAGTGGCATTTCTAACATTGACGGGGCGTGCAAAAAGATTTTTCAGCCACATTTGCCCCATCATGTCCATCTTTTGCTCTGAATCATCCACTGTCTCCACTGGAAATTCATTAACTGTTTCCTGGACCTGCTGAATCTGAGCCTCTTCTGTTATCTGTTGGTCAGCTGATTTCCCCATTTCTACAATTCCACTGTGATTCTCAAGATCAAAGACAAAATCTTGGAAGAGAATACTTGTTCTGGATTTATTGTCATTCAAAAAGATGCAGTGATCTTCTTTATCAAGAGAAAAGGGCAATTCCAATCCATACTGATGGCAAACATCTTTAATCACTTGGTTCAATTCAGCTCCTTCATCTCCGTGGTACCACAACTCTTGCAGACATGCTCTGATCTGATCCCCCAACAAAGCTTCATTTTCTGGATCCTTGCTCCAACATAAGCAATTTGCTATGGATGTTATATCAAGTGGACCCTTGACCATCACTTCTCCATTGTAAGGGAAATTTTCAAACTTCCGTTTTAGAAAAGTGATGTCACTAAGACGATCAAATTTTTTATTGGGGTCTGTTGTTTTATCAGCAAAAGTATAAGTGATCCCGTATTGACTGAAGAACTTACTTAGGTTGACCATATTGAATTCTTGCAAATCAGTACTAAACATGTTGTCATCACCAAATGAGAAGAAGTTCACATCCTTCGAGAAATCTGAGATAAATTTCTTCATAATTGACTTGTAAGCTACTCTGAAATAGAGCATGTTGGCGATGCAATTGAGCAATGTTGTAGCACAATTACCTGAAGGATTTGCTGACTCAATAGTATATCTATAGACATCGATGATATGGTCACTCTTCACAATCTTGCTCCATAGTCTCTCAAACAACTGCACATCAGTTATGGAATACCCAGATTGCTGCTCAAGGATCTTCTTAATCACCACTCCAACTGCTCTGACTGTTTGAGAATTCATATTCTTGTCAAAAGCCTTAAAATCTCCAGCTAGATAATACTTCTTGGAACAAAGCCGTGTGAACATCTTCTCCCAGTCAATACTATGAGGATTCACTCCAACATTTATTTCAATTTCAGCAGCTTTACTCATGAGTTTAGCAATAATTGGCTGTACCAAGGATCTCATAACTATAGTGAAATGCAGCGGAGAAGCATTGAAAATCCTAGTATTCACCTTAAGAATTTTCTCAAATGATCTCTTTTCATCCTTAAATTGATCCGAGAAGATAACATCCATTTCTTTTCCTTCAAGGGCATTCTGTACAAGACGATCAATCTCATGTTGAAGTTCTTTATCAGGCTCCATTTTTCCAAATAAATTCTCTCGAAGCCATGCCCGTTTTCCTCCACCTCTTAGAACAGAAAATGGATATCCTGAAGAGGAATCAAAATTCAAGGGAGGGATGTTCAAATCTCCTGGTCTGCCATTAATGGCTTCTTCTTGATCTAGTCGTTTACAATCCTTTCCAACCCAGAGCAGGATTTCTGTAACCACATTATCAACTGCTTCATCAAGGTCAGTTTGATCGAAAGGTTTAGCGACATTGGCATAATCAAGAAGGCCATTCTCCAAGGGTGAAACAAGAACTCCATCTCTCATTGTTGGTTTTAACACTGGAGGTCCTCTTGTAGGCTCAATAAACATCTTCTTTGTCTTAGGGTTGACTCTCTGGAAAATGGTTGGCTTCAACTTCGTTTTGCTAGCCAGCTTAGCTCTCAAATGATCAGGGACACGAGTTATATTTTTGAAATTATCTGGGAAGTTTATAGATACACCTGCATGATCTTCTTGAATTAATGATTGAATATCAGAGAAGATATCATGATCAAACAATACAGCTGATCCATAACCAGTTTTCTTACACATTCCAGTGTAAACTCCAATTAAACAGTCATTTGAATCAAAAACCGGTGATCCAGAATCTCCCATAATACCATGACCGTCAAAGAAAATTCTCCCACACAAAGCTCTCCGAATAGTCACAGGAATCCTCTCTTGTTCATGAGAAAAAGGATGAATTCTCTGGATATAAGCTTTGGTGTTATACAAAGGAGTCTTACCGACAGTTTTGATTGTTCTGACAGGATACTGAATATTTTTCTCTAGCACAAACACTCCAATGTCTTGTTCCTCATTAACGATGGAATCTTTAATGTGAAGTTTCTCAAATTTATCCCTACCAGTTATCAAGTCCATTTCTTTTGAGTCTTTATGTTGCATGTCAACCACATGTTTACAAGTGACAATAACATTTGGAGCTACTAAAAAACCTGATCCTCTGCTGACTCCATTTGGTTTTCCTAGGTCATCCATTTCAGCAGTGGTATAAAAACTGATTGCCTTATTGACTTTCTTTACTGGGGCATGGTGCCGTCTCATGACATCAGATGGTTTAGAGATTCCACTCCTGGCTTTCCATGTTTTCTTTGACATTCCTTTAGCCCAAGTTCTTCTTGCTCTCGAAGCATTTCTCACAGCAGCACCTCCAATATCATTTATCTGGTCACTCTGGACATCCAAACCATTATGTTTGAGGATGTTTTCGACAGTGTCTTCATCATTTCCCTCAAACTCAATCTCTTCTAGACAGAATGGGCAGACTGCATAGCCATCGAGGGTGTCTCTAAACAGCTGCTTCTTCCCACAAGTCTCACAAAACTCTTCACATGCAACCTCATATTGCAGCAGATCAACCATTTTCAGTTGTTTCTTGCACTCATTATATTTATAGTACATTCCACCTCCTGCAGCAATAGCAGCTAAGATTATTTTCCAGTTGTCAGACAGCAAATTTTCCATAGCTACCCATAGCTTATTAACATATTCTGAAACATAATGGGAATCAACTTTCTCCTTTATTTGTGATGGGGTAAGTCCAAGTTTTTCCAAAAAACTAGTGTTCACAGTCTCCTGTGGTTTTTCCTCACTCACCTTCATAGACAACACAGCTCCTATTCTTTCCAACAGCAATTTTCCTGGCTTTGTTGTTGGTGTCCAAAATGCTAATGTCGTTGGATCTGTGATTCCATCTCTCAAGATTTTCTTTACCTCAAAAAGCCAGTCATCATTATCTAGAGTATCAACCAGATCTCTAAAAGAAGATTCATAAGCCATATCAAGTTTGG